TCTGCCGAGATTTTCGCCTGTTTCGGAATAATTCGCTCTTAAAATCGTCTGCCGAGATAGATCAACCGGCGCGTGACCACCAAAGATGGGCTGTTGCATCTGTAAAGCTGTGCCGAACTTGATTACACCGATTTTAGGAATTGCCGTAGCACTGGTGATGTTTACACGCCAGCGCTGGGCCGTGGTCGGCGTAAATATTGCAAAAATCGGGCTGTCATTTGTCAGAGCATTGGCATCGGTCAAATCTAACCAACTGCCGCTGTAATATTGAATTTTAATAGTGGCCGCGCTTGATCCAAGCGTATGAGCTGAAACGCAGCAATAGTCACATTCAACAGATGATCCCTGGTCATATTCCCAAGTCGAAGCCGTTGCCGTTGGCTTCCAAAATTCATAAGTCAATGTATTCAGCGGCGCGTCCGCGAAGTACGCGCTGTCGGTTGTGGATGCCACGGCAGTGCCACCTGTCTGCCAATTGAGGCTGTGGGCCACCCGCGCATGGTCCAGAGATTTAGCGCCGACTGGAACCGTGTAGCTGGATTTATACAAGACGGACAAGTGCGCCTCCTTCAACTGCCTCATTGATTTGATTAATCAGACCGCGAATTTGTTCTTGGCCAAAAACGTCGCCTTCCAAACGAATGGCGACGTTTCTGGATACATTGCCACCACTGGCACCACCGCCACCGCCTGCGCTTGCCGCTGCGCCGCCACCGCCTGCGCCAGCCGTCCCCTTTCCGCCTGACTTGATGCTTCGCACGGCATTAAAACCAGATGCTAATGCCGCCGCCGCCGCAGCCATCCGCCCCGCTGGATTTCCAACGAATGACGGGTCTTTCAAAACTTCTGTGAATGCCAGCCAAGAATTCGTCACAGCAATTGCTGCGCCCATTTTCTTTGATCCTTGGAAGACTTCGCCTAGTGCGCTTAGTGTGCCCTTGACGCCGTTGTTTTGCTGTTTCTGCATTGCGAATTGGTGCGTGCTCTCAATTCGTTCCATTAATCTAGCGTGCTCTCCATACCCACCGACTTTCGATTGTAAAAACTGATCTAGCGTCGCTTTTTGCCGCTCGAACGATTGTATCTGCAATTCCTCGGCGGTCATAAGGCTAGTTCTCAAGCGTTCGACTTCGCCTTCGATGTTCAATAATGAACTCCCGCGTGTTCCGCTTTGGTCAACCGTGGCGGTTTGTGATGATCCTGCGGTTGTAATCGACGGCGGACCACCTGACGACGGGCCGAGTGTAATTTTCGGCGGCGTATAATCGGACGACGGCGGCGTTTCATCGGCGGCGGCTAGAGCGTCTGTTATTGTGTCTTTTAAATCGCTCCAGGCACTTTTCGCGACAACCGCCGCCCCTTTTAGTTTTGCTTCTCCTGCCGACGCTAGTTTTTCGGCTGCTTTTTCCAGTTTATCTATTTCAAGTTCAGCAAGCCCAACCGCTTCTCTTGCCAAGTCTGCTTTGAAATCAACATCTTTAGCCACCCCAAGCCATTCTAGAATGGGATCATCTTTTGCCCAGTCGGCAAAATCTCGGATAAGTTCCGCCCATTTTTTTCTCATACTCTGAATGACTTTTGAGAATTTGACTTCAAGGCTGACCCAGTTTGACGCTATTTTTAAACCAACGCCCTCGACCTTTAATTGCATCGCAAGCCATGCACGACCCCATAGATTTTTTAATGCCTTTACAGAATTGCCGATGCCTCCCATGCCTTTGACCAATTTCATACCCCAGAACACCGCCTCACCAAGGGCGACAACAAGGAGGAAGACACCAGAAGTTATCAGAGCTTTTTTGAAAGTCTTTGTTGCAATTGTAGCAAGAAAGACGACGGCCCTGTAAGCATGAAACGCCCCGACAACACCTAACAACGCTGTTGTGTAGGCTGGAACCCTATCGAAAAGCTCTTTTAAAATTTTGGTGAGCCTCGAACCCTTTTTAAACAAATCTCCAACAATATCTGCAAACCGTTCAAGGGCTGGTGCCACCTCAGCCGCTATTCTGTTTCCCAGCCCTGTCGTGATTAGTGAAAGTCTCGAAAGCGCATCATTCGTTTTCTGAATTTTAGCTGCATCAATCTCACTGACCGCAACGCCAAAATCTCTAATATCTTGCGATGCTTGCCGGATTGTCGCCGTGTCAATCCGAGACATTGCAATAGAGCCCTCTTCACCGAAAAGCTGACCAGCGACAGCCGCTTGCTCTGCACTGGGAATGAATTTTTCGATTGCATCATTTATTTTACTGATCCGCTCATCAAGTGGCATTCTTGAAAGTTCGCCAGCAGTTAAACCCAAACGATTTAAGGCATCAACAGCCGGGCCGGTCCCGCCCGCTGCCTGGCTTAGTCGTCTGGTTAAATCTTTGGTCGCCTGCTCAACGCCAGACATCGAGACGCCTGCCAAACTTCCGGCGCGGTCCAATATCTGAATTGATTCTGTTGTGGTGTTGAGGCTTTGAGCAAGTTTTGCCTGCGCATCGATTGTATTCATTGCAGCGACGCCTATCGAAGCGGTCGCAGTTCTGACGGCCATTAAAGCCGCCGTTGCTTTCATGGCGAAATTTGTAACTGTCCGATTAGAAGATGCTAGACCTTTTTCAAGTGAGGATGTATCCGCGCCAACTTTAATTTTAAGCTCTGGTGCTGTCGCCATTCTGTTCTTCTGCCCATATCTTCAAGCGCCTAGCGTCGGTCTTGCTTAGGCTTTTTTTGTGGTTTTTACTGGCGGTCTTTTGAGTATCACTTTCAGCTTCCAGCAATAGCCAGAAATGGCGTGGCCTCATTCGCCAAAACTCCGACGGCTGTATGTTCAATTGTTTTACAGCGATTAAGAAGCATTGCCGAACAAGTCGTTTCTTTTTTTTTCGTCACCGTCGTCGTCGTCGTCGTCTTCGTCAGGTTCCGGCGCGCCATCCATCAGCATCTCAATAAGACCGCCAGCAAGATTTGCCAGCATGTCGGCCTTCCCTGCATCACCATCGCCTTTTATGCTAGCCATGATGTGGGAATGAACTTCTTGTGGCTCAGCATGGCCGCCTGCGAAATTAACGACTGCAGCATAACACCGCGCCAATTTAATGAATTTAGGCTTTTCGCCCATGTTCCCTAATTCGCTAAGGGTAACGATGTCTTCAATCTCTTCGGCAAGGGCAAAGGCCTGATCTTCTTTGACCGTGTACGCCTTGCCCTTCCAATCAACAGAAATTTGTTTCATGGGTTACACCGCTGTTGTGTAGGTCCAGGAGCCACTTGACTGCAAGCTGGCGCTGAATGTAACAGCGTCTTCATGCGAGCCTGTTTCTTCATATGAAGCCAGATAGAAATTGCCGGAAATTGTTCCGCCATCTGCAAAATCAAGAGTGATGTCAGTTAGCAATAAATTCGCGCTTTCCAAAACCGCCGCATCGCGCATAATCTTGTCAATCCAGACGCCAGAAGTCGAAATGTCGAGCGCTTTTGTGCCTGCGAAGTCTGCAAGAGTTCTAAAGCCGCTATCGCTTTTCGATGTTATGTCGATTGGTGAACCGTCGAGCGAAATGCTGTCTTCACGGCATCCCGCTATTGCTGTCGATGCTTTTTTTAAGAGAAAGTCTTTGCCTGTATCAGCTGCCATTTTTTGAAATCCTTTTCGTGAATTAGGGTCTGATTATCATATCTGGTCGTAAAATACACGAACTAAAGTAACACCATGCTTGTCGGTGCCGTTTGGGTCGCGCAAAAAGTTCTGATTTTCAATTACGGTCAACACGTGTTCCGCTGTTGAGAAAGTCAAACTCTGGTTATGCAGGGCGTCATAAATCGCGTTGGCGATCAATTTAGCCTGCATGAAGTTATTCGTCCTGGACCATGTGTCAATTTGGCAAACGGCGCTAGCACCGTTGTTTGTTTTTGTATCCCAGTTTGAAACATTATCGCCGCCGAAAGTCAGGTATGGAAAATTCGCGTCGTCTTCTGGTAAATCAGGCTGTTGAACATCCACATAAACGCCAGTTATCAACGCCATCAAATTAGCGTCGCCGGTCAATTTATTGTAAAGCGCCGTTTGCAATTCATCCGTTCGCATCTTTCACCTTCTTTTTTAGATAATTCTGCGCCAATTTTTTATAAATCGGCTTAGCCCGATCAGCAGCAGGAAGCCAGACTGGTCTTGGTAAGATCTTTCTTGTTCCCCATTCGAGCCAACCCGCATACTTTTTGACGACGCCATAAGACTCAATTACTCGAACCCCGAATTTCGGCTTTTCAACAGAAATAAAGTTAGCCAAAATTCCGCTATCAGAATTCGGCGGGAATCCTGGAGCTGATGCCGTGTGCGGTTTATTTCGTTTTTTACCTTTTACCAAAAAACCATTCGGCATTTGAGCCAAAATTTCATGAGTATAGACATTTCCCGAACTCTTATGGGCGTGGATGCTTTTAGAAATGTCTGTCTTGATCAACAGGCCGACATCGCCTACAATTTTATCTATTCCGTTGGCCGTTTCTTCACCAAATTTCTCAAGGTATTCTTGTAGTTCTTTTTCGCCGATTACCATAGATTCTGTTTTGCTCATTTCGCCACCACGCCAAGATCAAGATCAATTTCAAGCCATTTGTCTTTAAATTCTATGTTATTGATGAATCGTATATTATGACGGCGCGTTCTGATTGTGACAGTATCGGATTCTTTTAAACCGCTGAAATATCGAACTGTCAGCTTGTATTTGCTAACAGCCTCAACTCGGTCACTTGCCCATCTTTCCATCCCGCTTGTAGCCTTGATATGCCCAGCGGTCGGCGCTGTTGATATCGTGGAAAAGGTTGTCGTATAGCCGCCGCTACCATCAGGAGATTTTGTCGGTCGCTGAAAAGTCACTGGCTCTGTCAACATACCAGCGTGGAATTGATCGCATTTACAGGCCATATATTAAAATCTCATTCATCGGTATTCTTCCCAGCGAAAAGCAAAACTAGCGGTGACATTATTTGAGTCAGCCCATGCGGCTAAGCTAAGCGTTGTTGAATTAGCGCCGTCAATATCCAACCCGAACGGCAGGCGACCAGATCCCGCTCTGCTGAAAACAGATATCTGATTGTTTTTATTTCCAGAAGCCGCAATAGTTGTGCCGACATTAACACCGCCGGAAAATCCGGTTATGGTGCTATTGCCCTCCATAAAGCTATTGGCATCAACAGCTCCCCAAGTTCCGCCCGTGACTGTGGAATTATACATCACCCGGGTGAAGACCGTCCCGCCTACTGGCAAGACTTCATAATCAATCGGAGTGAATCGACCGCGATTTTCTATGCTATTAAAAGTCGCGGCGTGTCGTGCGGCGAAAATCAAGGCAACATTACCAATTCCGTTTCCGATGGCCGCCGCTTCTATCTCGATTGAAAACGGATAAGCCAATGTAAGTTCTTGAGCGCCTTCGCTTTCAACTTCCGTGCAAATTTGCTTTAAAGTAGCGCTCCCAGCTGCTGCGCCGCTGTTTGTGATTTCATAGCGGCATGGCAGATTCGCCGTTGTCATGTAAGTTGTTGTGCGGCTGTTCGAATTGTCAAACCCATGAACGACATATGTCGTGCCGTTCATATTTAAGCAGAACCGAACACGTCCAACGCCGAGCCATTCTAAATCAATCATGAAAATGTTAGATTTCGTCGGGTCAATTGTATAACCAGACGCACCGTTTCCGTCCATTGCATCGACATTCCAGTTCGCCTGATAGACTTTCTCGTCAACCACGCTACCTGTCACCTTGCTGCGCTGCATGACAAAAAGGCCGTCTCCGTCCTGGCCGAAGAATAGACCGTTGCTGTCGTCGCCATAGCCGATCTTTTTGTTTGTGTTGGTTTGGCCAGCGCCCAAAACGCCAGTCATTTTAATCAACTGCGATTTTCCAGACTGATATCTGAAATATTCCCTTGTTTGGCGAATAACGCTGTCGCCGTCGGCGCTGGTCACGTCTAAATCAACCGCGCTTTCGTTGGGTAAATGTGTTGACGATCCAGATCCAGCGGTTTTTTCTAACCAAAGAAACGGCTGTTTGTCATATTGAAGTTGACTATCAAAAATCGTATATGGATTGCTGACCCGTAGCCTTCCGAAAGCGTCAACGCTCGAACTGTCGGCCAGACTGATAGGTGTGGCGGCTAAATCGGTCGGATGAATAGCGGAGGGAAGTGTCGATCCTGTAATAAATTTCCCGCTCATCAACCGCGAACTCCGTTTATTGTGTTGTCACCCTTGGCATAAATACGTTGTTTTCCGGCGATTATATTTGATGCCAAAAAGTCCCAGTTTTCCGGCCACGTTCTAACCGCGTTTCCCGTCTCGCTGATATCTGGCGGCGTCCCGCTTTCACTGAAATAGACAAAAACCGGGCTTGATTTTTCGCAGTCAAACGCAGCAAAGCCTTTGCCGTTTAAAATCTCTGTCCAAGAGGTCGCGCTTAGATTTTCGGTAAAGCTTATCATTTAAAGCCTTCGAACCGTATAGGCAGAAACAAGACTGGCCGCGCCCGAAACCCCCATTAAGTCAGAGGGTGAACAACCGTCACCCCTGCCGCTATATAAAGCCGCCGCAAGCTGCTTTATAGCCCGCCTTAAAACTTTTGGAACATCGGCGGCCGTCGCGCCAAATCCAGCAACGTAAACGATCTCAATCGCATTATTTGCACGCGATGCTGTAGGCCAAGCTGACCCGCTTTTCAAAGTTAAACGTCCTGGACGTTGGGCGGTATCAACATCAAAAACATCGGCCACGATAACAGCAGTGCTCTCGCTCTTCTCCGCGTATGTCGTCACGCTGGTGATTGATGTCAGAGGATATCGCGGAAGATGAACGGAATCGAAACCGTTTGATTTTGTCAACTCAGAAACAGCGCCTTGTCGAACGCCACTCCGCCATTGACCGCCGGATGATTGGGGCCATCGGTCTAGGCTCATTGTCCAAGTTTGATTGATTAAACTAAGGCCGGTCATTTCTTCAATGAACTGGCGCGCCTCTGCAATGAAATCGTTGGCCTCTTCATCCGGTAGGCCCGTTTCGCTTTCACGAAGAAAAGTCCGCAGCTCAGTTGCCGTGACCGGCTCAGCCGCAGGGGCTGTCGTCAAGACATTGCCGCGAAATTGCGTCCAGCTTGGAGTTTGGCGCAAGCTCATAATTTAATTCTCTTTTTGCGCTTGGTTTCTTTCGGCGGTGTTATTTTAGTTTCTGGCGCATCAAGCATCATGCGTGCAGCCCGGTCTGATAGTGCAAACTCAGCCGCTTTTCCCGTTACGATTGACCCGAACGGGAAAAAGACAACCGTGTGTCCTTCTGGCGCGCATTTATACCCGTCTAGATTGGTGATTTTGGCTTTTGGCATTTTTCAATCCCTGAAAGAAAGGGACAGCCAAGACTGCCCCGCTCTCATTATGTACGTGCAACGGATGTGCCAATAAATGTAGTCGCCGCCTTGCTTGGTTTGCCAAGCAGAGCGATGATTGAAATATCCGCATCAGATCCGGTCGTTCCGGTAACTGAGATTCCGACATAACGGTTTTCACCTATGTAACCCATGCCACCCGCGTTCGTGTTGTCAGCGGTATCACTTGTGACTGTGACAGTGTTGGCTGCGCCGATTGTGTCGGTTGTGGCAACAGTGCCAGCCGCCGCCGCTGTTGTGTCGGCAGATTCCTGGAGCGTAACAGTAAAGCCGCTTGCTGTGCCCGCATCTGTCACGGTGTTTGCCACGACGGCGATTGTGCAAGCGCCAAAACCGCGCAAGTCAACATAAGCAGAAGTCGCGGGTGTTGTTCCCGAAACTGTAACATTGCCAAGGTGAACCGCTTGGCAGTTGGAAAGATTATCTCTCATATTTGTAAACCCCTTAACTGAGAATTGAGCCGATCAGGTGTCAACCGACTAACTTTCTATAACACGGTCAATAGAAATAAAAAAGGGCGAGGTTTCCCCCGCCCTTTCATTCAGTCAAAACCTAAAAAGGATTATGCTGAAAAGTCGAGAATCTTTAAAGCTTCACCATTAATAAGGCCGCCTCCGACGCGGCGGACGCCGTACAACCCAACGTAAGGCTTGTTTGTCAGGTTATCGCGTATAATGCGGGTTCCTTGGCGCTCAACTATCTGATAAGCTGCCCGCATATCACCAACGGCAATAGACAGAGATCCGGTTGCAATTGAAGCCATGTCCTCAAAAGGTGCGCTCACCGGATAGCCAAACAACGATGCAGGCTGACCGCTAGCAATACCAGGCGACCAGATATAAGCGCCATTGCTGTCTTTTTCTTTTCGAACCGCCGCCATCGTCGAACGGTTCATGAACCAAGTTGCGTTGGCACGGTATGGACCTTTCAGTGAGTAAAGCGCTGTCAGTAGCGAATCGCCGCCGTCTGGTGCAGCCGCAAAATCGCCATTCACGCCGGTTTTGACCTGCTCAACTTCTTCGCGAATTGAAGTGCCATTTGTATAGGTCGCAAAACCGCGTGGCTTGCTAACGCCGTCACCAGTGACAAAGGTTGTCGCTTCAGCACGCCCCATCTGGGCAGACATTTTGTCTGACAACCATGATTCCATGTCCCACAAGCTGTCATCAAGAAGCTTTTGCGTGATTTGTGGGAATGAATAGATTTCATGGACCGGAATTCGCCACGTTCCGATTTGAGGCGTTGCCGTCGCGGTGCGTGCGCCTGTTTCAGCCACCCAGCCAGAAGTGTTTTCGTCATCATCATAGATGCCTTCAAGTGCATCAGTGCCGATAACTTGGATTGAAGCATATGCGCGCATTGGCGACGTGTCGAAAATCTTCTTTGACATAGCGCCGGAAATGTCTGGATGAACCGTATAGCCGCCGTCTCCGTCCTGGCCTACAGAAAGAGCCTTACGCTGGTCTGAGCTTAGGCTAAAATCATCTTTGCGAACAAAACGCTCAAAAGCAGATTTGTATTCGTCAAGCTCGGCTGCGGTATATGTTTCGCGATAGCCATTGATGGAAGCCCATTTTTGAGCCTTTTCATCAAGATCAATTTGATTGCCGTTCGCGTCGGTGACAATACGGCTGGCGCGTTTATGAGCAAGAACGGCCTCGTCCGCCACGTCTTGCGCTTTCTGGAGATCGGCTTCAATGCGCTTTAGCTTTTCCTCAATCAAAGGGTCGGCTACTGTCTTCTTTTCAATTTCTGCCAGTCTTGCGTCGTTTGTGCTTTTGAATTCCTCAAAAGCGCGATTGACCTGTTCGATAGCGTCAACCGCCTGGTTCATTTCTTCAGCCATTTCTAAAAGTATCCTGTAATAAATTGAGTTTTGTCAGCACGGCGCTCAAGGCGTCGGCCTGTTTTTGCTCATCATCTACAACAGCATCCCGCTGGCAGTCGATAGCTTTGAAACCGTGCAACGTTAGTGCAGCGGCTTGCTTTCGCGAGTATCCTGCATCCCGCAGGAACACCTCGAATTCTCTTTCAGTTTTAATCGTTTTCACGTCTGTCACCATCGCCTCCGGCAACATCGGGAATGTCACTAGGCTAATCTCGAAAAGATCGACTTCTAAAAGTTTACGGACTCGACCGTCCGCCTCTTCCGTCGCCTCAACTGTTCGATATCCGATTGACATGCTATCTAAAGCGCCCGCTTTCAGCAGCGCCTGGGCTTCTGCGCCCTTTTGGACTTCTTTTAAAACTCGGCCCCTGACTTTCAAGCCACGTTCATCTTCTTTAATCTCATCCCAAACGCCAATAGGCTGAGATTGATCGTGCTGCCATAGCATTTTTACCTTTCGGCCCCCTGATAGGCTTTTTAAAAAAGCGCCACGCTGGACGATATCAAAACCTTGATCGACAACACCAAAAACGGAAGCATATCCCTCAAAAACGCCGTCGTGATCCGGTTCGCGTTTTAACTCAAATTGTGCTGTCTGGTACTGGATCGTCATTTGTCGCCCTTTTAACAATTTCTCGTTGCTTACCACAAACAACTTGACGTGTGAATTATTTTATGAATTCGGCTATGCCAAGACATGACCAAGCGTGCATCTGCAATTCACAACCATTCCCACGCTGGCGTTAGGATCGCCTGGATAAAGCAAGAACTCATCAACGCCATTTTCATTTGTCACTTTGAATTTCTGGTCTTGCTCGACCACCTGGCCATTTGCTTTTCGGTGTCCTGGCCTTGTGCGGTCGTCGTTGGCCGAAATCCATTCTTTTTTCAAATCAAGCGCAGCTTCTTTCGCCGCCTCGTTCGCGCCAGCATTTGCCGCCCCGTGGAGTTCTGTTCTAGCGATTATTTTGGCCCTTGTTTTAGAGATTAAAGCGCTTGCTTTTAGAATCTCATCAATAGCGGTATCTATTGACTTTCCGTCTCGAATTGCCATTGTCAGCGCTGAAATTATCCTCTCACGTGTTGTTTTTGATATGGAAGAAATTCGCTGTCTAACTGATTCTTGTCTTAAGTATTCAATCGCTTTATCTCTGTAAAATGTCGTGGTATTCAATTTAGCATCGAGAATCAAACCAGCCGCTTTTCCTTGGTTTAAAATTCTATCACCGAAAACCCTCATTGAAATTTCAACTAAATCCGCTTCGATTTTCGTTAAGGCTTCTAAGTGGTCAAATAATAAAGATGAAAATTCGCCGGTGATCTTGTAAAAAGTCAATACTCTAATTGTCTCAGCTTGGAATTCCTTTGCAAAGCGTCTTTGGAATTGACGTTCCAGCAATGACATTAAGCGTATTTGACGTCGGCGCTCCCTATCAGGACTCTGGTCAAGAAATCGTCTCATAGCCCGCCACTAGCCTAAGTGCTTTCCCGTCTATCTCGTTTAGTGTTCCTTCGAAGCCGTCAGCTGGGTTGATCATATTCGCCACTTGAGTGCGTGTGAGTGTTGGAATAGCAACAAGCAACATCTCCACCGCCGAATCCGCAGGGAGCAAGCCGTCCGAAACGGCCTGTAGAACAGCCTGGAGGCTGGCCATTTGTGCGCCGTCTAAAGCCTGTCGCTGCACGTCAACACCGGCTGAAAAAGCCACACTTAGATCGCTTTCATCCGTCTGCCCGCCAAGGTTGAGCGGCGCGCTAGCGTCTTCTAGCCCTATAAGACCCGATCCAACTAGCAGAACGTCGCCGCCTTCGATCTCTGGATAACCCTTGAGGTCTCGCTTTTCGTTCACTGTCAGGTCTGTCGAAGCGTCGGCCATTTGCCAAAGAGTTTGACGCTTTTCAACTATGGCTGGAATTTGATCCAAATCAGGGACAAGTTTAACGCCCATCGGTTCGGCCAACCATACGTTCAAGTCTGCCGCTATTAAATCAAGCAACGGCAAAACTGTATCTTCCCAGAAAGACAACCGCGCCTCTGAATAATTCGCATAAGTATTATCGCCGGGAACGCCGATAAGTTGCGGCGGCACGCCGAAAGCCAAAGCAACATCACGAGCCGCACTGAATTTTGTTTCGATGATTCCCATGTCCGTCGGTGAAAGGCCCATCTGCTTCCAATCTAGCCCACCTTCTAGGAGCATCGGCCTTCCGGCGTTCTCGCTACCGCTGTACTGTTCTTCAATTTGAGCTTTCAGCCTAGCGAATGCCTCGTCCGATAATGATGTGTCCGCGCCGACTGTCAACGCGCCGGATGGTCTGGCGCTGTTCTGCATAAGCGACTGCATCCAGGCCATAGATTCGTTGCTTTGATCAATCGCAAACGAGCCAGCTTCAACAGGGCTTTGGCCGTACCAATCATCAAGCGGGTTGAACGCTTTCATGTGCCATATGTCGTTGTCTTCTGAATTAAAAGTGATTTTAGCGTTGGTCGGTCCGGTGTAAACGTAGGCGCTGGGCGACCCTGTCTTACTGGGGATAATGCTCATTCGATCTGGGCGAAGTTGATAAAGTTCACGCGGTTGACCGCCGACCTCTACACGTTCAGTGTAGGCATTCCCCGCTAATAGGAAAAAAGAAACTAATTCTCGAAAATACTCTTTGCCCGATTGTTGAGGGTTAGGGCGATCCAGCAGCGCAAGAATAGGATGCTCGCTTAGTGTCGTGTCACCGCGCTGGACATTCCAGCCAACCGACGCGACCGCGTCTGCGATTCTATT